TGAGTGCGTCATAATCATATTCAACCGCAGTAGCAGGAGCGGTTTCACGTTCATCGGTAACAAACTTACCATCATTTTCAGCGGCTTCCTTATCAATAGCCTCATTAAGTGCCTTAACAAGTTCATCATAATCCAAAGGAATTTCATTAGCCATACATCTAAATCTACACTTGGCATCCACTGTTCCATCAAGAGACCTCATAATGAGCTTTCTCTCTCCAGTTGTTTCGTCAATAGTTGCATAAGTGTAAATATCACACATGGCCTTAATAATATCATTAGCCGAAGCGGAAACAGTGGGAACAATTTGATTATATTCAGTACCATCTTTACGCTTAAAAGTTTTATCTTTATCATGTGAAATACATACAAGTGCCTAACCAAGGTTAGTGATAGTACGGAAAGTATCCTCAAGTTCCTTCTTATAGCGAGCCCATCCGTTTATTGTCCATCCGCCTTCACCTAAAGTTTCAATTCCAAGCTGATTACAAATATATTTATCGCAATAAGCTGCAGCCACATCAATAGTATCAATAACTATTGTCTTAAAGCGTTCTTTTACTTCAGGCTTTTTAAGTTCCCTAATTACTTCTTTAATATCACTCCAACGAGTAATATCTTGAGCATAAACGCCAGGTAGTGCTGAATAACCTTTCTCTGTCGCTAAAAGAAGTACATTAGGAAATTTTGCGGCGAGTGTTGTTTTACCTACGCCCGGCGCTCCATACAAATATGTTATATAACCAGAGAGGTCACGACTCACTTTATGTGGCTCTAACGCAAGTAGATTAATCATTTATGTCGTTACCCCCTCTTAATTAAAACTCAAAAGTGGTTGCTGTATTCTTTGCGGGAGCAGCCGCGATTGCGTTACCCTGAGATTCCTTATATTCATCATATCTCTTCTTAACCTCGGAGAGATAAACCTGACGGTCCTGCATAGCCTTTGTAAGCTCTGCTGCTGTGATTGTTTCCTCACTATCCCACTCAAAAGGCTCAGCCTGGGCCCAAGTAATAACCCAATCCTTACGAGTAGATTCTACTTCACGAACCTCATCACCAAAAGCTCCCTCTTGAGTAATAGTCCTCTTAACAACTTCAGAAACCTCAGTTCCCTTAACCCTAGTAAATACAGGATTCTTTGCGGAAGGCTCAAGACCTTCAAAATAATCAATAGCCTTGGGAGCTGTTACTGAAAATTCAACAGGAAGAAGTGCATTTCTAAAATCAAAAATCGCACCCTTAATAATACCCTTCTCAGGGAGTCCTCTCTCCTCATCAGCTTCTCTACGAGTCATACCTGTAATAACAATATCTGCTGTGAAAGAGTTGCGAGCCTTCTCATCCTTCAAATCTTTTACTATTCTAATAAAACCGCCCTCGTTTCTCTTAGCGGAAACAAGCTTAGGCTCTCCATTTTCATCCCTATCTCTGTCGGAATAAAAATCATTAATACCAATATTTGTATCAATACTTACCTTAGTAGCTACATCAGAGCCGTCCGCAATGCAGGTAAGATACTTGCCATCAATAATATCTCTAAGAACCTTAAAATTGGGATTTTCCTTACCAGAACCGTACTTCTCTGTAACATAAGTATAATGTACTGTAACAATATTAGTTATATTATCATCGGTCGCTACATCCAAGGTACCTGAGATAAACTCTGTTCCAGGAGCCTTAGAGTTAGGGCCAGTAGTCTTCAAAGTTAAATTGTGCTGATAAAGTCTACCTTCAAGATGTACATTATTCTTTAAATCTTTCTTCATTATTCATTTTCTCCTTCAATGTTATAATTTTTTCCTTTTTCTGTAATGCTGTAAATGGTAGGAGATTCGCCCATTTTCTCCACAAATCCATCATTTACCAGCTTTCGTAAAGCTCCAGATACTGTGCGGCTAGACACCCCAATGCCTTCGCCAATATCTCTCGCTTTAAAAGTAAGTGAGTCAGCCGTCTGCAAATACTTCAAGACAAGCGCTCCATTTTCTGTCAATCCTGTTTGCTTTTTGGTGTTCTCTTTTAGGGCTTCAATATAAGCCATAATTTTTTCATTACCCTGTTCTTCTACGACCTGCGGCGCTGCTTTCATAAGTGCATCCAAAAAATCCATAAATTCTTGTTTCATTTTTATAACTTACTCACTTTCTTTATCATTCATATATATATTATAACAAATTTTTTCTTAATTGTCAACTATGAATTCTTGAGCCTATGGTAGCTCTTTTACTATCGTATCAAGAAAGGTATGCCACTCGGTTAAACGATGGTTCTTTCTTTGATGATAGATGTTTCGCAATATTTCATAGTTTCCTGTCCATGTTCTAGTCTGCAACCAGCTTTCTGGCAAAAGTCTTATAAGCTCTTTCCAATAGCGGATATCTTTGGTTTCATTGTAGCGTTGACGCAAAGCTTCACAAGCATTTATTAAATCTTCCCAAACAACGCTTACTGGAGTACAACCATTAAAGGTAATATCATCTACCATATCATCTGTCTCAAAACAGTTAATAGTTATGGGGGTAGATGCGAGTTTGTGCATCGTTGAAGTGCTGTTTGTTGTACAGCCTATGCGATATTGGTCCATCTCCTTCCACCAAAACAATGGTGCTGTAATATCCATAGAAACAAAGACTTGGCGCATCCACTTGCGGTGTTCTGGTCCAGCCGCGCACAAACGCTTAGCTAAATCCAAATCATTAGGGCCTAAGACTGGCTTACCAGATAATATCATCATATCTGTGTCATTCTTATCCCAGCTGTTCAAGGGATTTCTCATACCTCGCATAGCCGCAGGCCAATTAAATGTTTCTATATTTTTTACTTCCATTAACTTCCTCCTCTAGTTACATTCTAACCATAATTAGTAGTATCCTAGAACTCTATCTAAAATTTTTCTCGTTCATTAAGTTGTTCCGAAGAACACTCTTCTAAAACTTCAAAAGTGAAGTTTTCTACTCCAAAAGTCAACATAGCAGGGTAAAGCTTGTTGCGAGTTGGTGTTTCGGCGCCCAAGCCTGTTTTAATGTGTGTTGACCAACGGTCACGTAAATCTTGAGCTTGACCAATCTATGCCATACCATTAGACAAGTTAGTAATTTTATAAATTCCTGTGCGACGGCCGGAGCCTATAACACGCCCTGAAAGCTCTGACCATAGGTTTCTAAAATACTAAGTCCATATCATCTTGTTTAAAGGGGCGGGGTCGCGCAATTCTTTACTAATTTCTCTTAACTTTTGGACTTCCTTTAAGTCTGCATCAGATATTTGAAGTCTATAAAAGTCAGCTTTTACCTTTATTTCTTCTGCTCGTTTATTTTCTTCAATTATAGAAAAATATTTACTTTGCAGTTCTTGTAAAGCCGCATTAAGATCGGTTATGGTCGTCCTTTTTTCTTCTATTGCTTCATTTAAGCTAAGTGCGCATTCTACCATATAGGAATCATATTCCTCTTGGATTTCTGCTAAAGCTTTATCTAATTTTTCTCTTTCTATTTCAGCGGTTTTCTCTAAGTTTTCACCTATGGTAATTTCCGCTGCTTTAGCCGAACGTTTAAGTTCATCTTCTATACTTTGCTTTCTATTTTCTAGTATAGTATTAAGCTGAGATAAATTTCTTGAAGCGTCTTCAATATCTCTTTGCTTTTGAATCTTAGATGTGTCTAATCTAGCAACTTCTATTTCTAGTTTAGCCTTTAATCTCTGATTCTCTTCGTTCTCCTTTATCACCGAGCGGTCTATACTTTGTACCGATTTTAACTTCGGTCGAAGCACTAACTAAGTGGTTATCGCGCTAGCCAAGACCGCTATTAATACTATAATAAGCGTAACCATATAAATAAAAAATGGGAGGGCTTATGCCCTCCCCTATTAGTGCTTTATATTACTCAGCAGCAGCGAGAGCGTCTACGTCAGCGGCCATACCAGCGTCGTTAAGGAAAAGCTGCTTACCTTCGATAGTAGAACCATCCTCAAGCTCAACCTTTACCTTCTCCTCAGAGCGATAACCGAACTCCTTACGCTGAATACCCATTGTGAAAGCACCATTAACCTGCTTTACACCAAGACCTGTAGCGTCTGCAATCTCCTGTGCTGTAAGTCCCTCATTGTGTCCCTGTAAATACTTAAATACTGTCTGTGTGTTCTCTGACATTGCCATAATTCTTTTTCTCCTTTAAATGTTTAAAATATTTTTATATAAAAACAATAAATAAATCGCCCATAACTTCAACTTAAATATTGTTTTAAACTAAGTTAATTAGAAAGAAACTCTTGTATATAATTATCAAGAATTAGCATATCTTCCATATCATAAATTTTTTCAGTTAATCGAATAACTTCATTCTGCGCTTCAGACCTAGTGAATGAATCTTCGGCGGTTTGTATGGTGCGCTCTAAAGAAGCGATTTCTTCTGCGAGCTTTTGCAATTCCTTCTTTTTCATATTGTTCCTTTCTTTTTATATATTATATCAAAAAATTTTTGAAATTTCAAGTCAAGAATCTTTTTATGAAATCTTGCTCTGAAATTATTTCTACCCCAAGCTTTTGCGCTGTCACATTCTTTGAGGAGCCACTTGTTGTATCGTTTGTAATTAAAAAATTAGTTTTGCTTGTAACCGAAGATGCAACTTTACCTCCGGCCGCCTCAATATCATCTTGAAATAACTTACGATTTTTATATTGTACTAATTTTCCAGTAATACATACTGTTATACCATTAAGCGTTTTCTCTTTTTTACTTTCTTTTGGTTGCTCAAAATTAAGATAATGTTCAGCGATGTAATCAGCTTCAGAATAATCAAAATTTTTAATACTCTTATCCATTTCCCAACCAAAATTTGGGAGTGTATATATATTAAAATTTTCCTTTATTGAATTGGAAAAATTTGCCCAAGTCTTGAACGTATTCGCTAGTTCTTTGCTCGCGGCAACTCCGATAAGGGGTATTCCAAGAGCAGAGATAAATTGCCACAATTCGCAATTTTTACTCATTTCAACGGCTGTTAGTATGTTTTCTACCGATTTTTCACCGAACCCCGAAAGTTTCTTCCACTCTTCGGCGCAATCTCTAAGACAGTAAAGGTCTGAAAGTCCATTAAGCCAATTTTTATCCATTAACTTTTCAATAGTAGCCCGAGAGAGACCTCTAATCTTCATACCCTTCACCATATCACAATAGTGTTCTATTTGTACTGCCAACTTACCTTCACAATTGGGGTTGGGGCAAATCAAGCTTTCTACTCCACTGTCTGAAGTAACTATCTCTACCTTATGGCCGCACACTGGACAAACCTGGGGCAGTTGTATGAAAGTTGTTGTATCTAAATTTTCTTCTGCTCGTTCAATTTTAGGAATTATTTGATTTCTTTTGGTTATCCAAACTTTTGAACCAACAGCAGGATTTATAGTTCCAAATGTTTCTTTCATAATAGAAAGATTACTTAAAGAAGCTCTAGACACTATAGAACCTTCGATATCTACCGGTTCAAATACAGCTACTGGCGTTAAAACACCCGACCGTCCTAGGTCATAGTCAATATCAATTAAATATGATACAATTTCCTCATCATAAAACTTATAAGCCATTCCACCTTTGAAGTGGTGGGCAGTTTGACCCGCGGCCGCATAATCTTTTACATAATCATATTTAAATACT